CAGCCTGGCGGATGTCGCGGATTGCGGCAATAATGTAATGACGCGCCACCAGGCCGCCGATCGCCACGACGAGGATTGCGGCGATGATCACGATCAGTGCCCGGTAGTCGAAGCCGGTCAGTGCCGCGATACCTAAACCGCCACCGCCGCCGAAGGCACTGCCCGCCCAGCCAAGCAGGCTGAATTTCTTCTTCACCTCACCCTCGACGGCGACAGGCACCACGGCCTTTTCTTCGACGACAGGAGCGGAAACGAAGCCGGCCGCCTTGCCGAGCCCTTCAGCATCAAGCAGCGCCTGATGCAGCGCCGCGCGCGTTTTCGGTCCCGGATCACCATCGGCAACCAAACCTTTCGACGCCTGAAACTGCTTCAGGGCACCAGGCGCGTGGCCGAGCGCTACCAGCGACAGGCGCACGAGATGGTCGATGCGGTCGGCAAAACCGTTCTTGCCGCCGTTGATCTTCGTGGTGATCGTCTCGATATCGCCCTGGTCGGCATAGCGGTTCAGGTGACGATCGTCCCAGTACCAGATTGGCGCGAGACCTTCCCACGGATCAGTGTTGAGAAGATCCGGATTGGTGACGAAGTCGGGCGGGTTAAGTCCCTTTTCCTCGCACCACTCGTGGAACTCGATATAGTTCGCCTTACCGGTGATCTGGATGCCGGAGCGGCCCATGTATTTCTTGCCATCGCCATCAGCGGCCAGGGTATTGCCGAGATCGGTGCGAGTGTCGTAACGCTTCTGCGCCGGCGTCGGACCCCAGATCTCGCGATCGAAACGGAAGTCTCCACTTTCATGCATCAGCTGCGCCATAAACTGAACGACCCGGTGAAGGCGGTCTAGGCCGAACATGTCGCCGTAGCGGTCAAGCGCCACGAGAACGGAATTGAGGTTGCTCTCGTTCACGCGGGTTTTCGCGGCCGCGCGAATTTGCTGAGCTGTCAGGCTGCCCATGAAAAAGTCTCCGATGTTGTGCGAGAGATGTCACGCCTATGGCGAGGCAATAGGCTATTTGCTAATGGCTCAGTTGAATCAACGTCATTCGGAGCCAAGATGAAGGTTGAAAGCCGCGTAACTACCGTCGACTTTGCACGAGGGCTGATGGCCTGCGCAGTGATGATCTACCACCTGCTTTATTGGGAAAGCATCGCCGACATCGAGCGTATTGGTTTTTACGCGGTCTACGGTTTTTTCGTTATCAGCGGCTTCTCCCTGCACATAGCCTACCGAGACAAACTCGTAGATTTTTCCCAGCTGCAAGTGTTCGCAATCCGACGTTACGCCCGTATAGCTCCATTGTTTTACACAGCGCTCGCGCTCTACTTGCTTCAGAACGGTCTCCCTGACCGGTGGCCTGTCCTGTTGGCGGCCAACTTCTCATTAACTCTGGGTTTCTTGAACCCTGGCGAGACATCCGTCCTTGTTGGAGGCTGGTCCATTGGCGTGGAGATCGTATTTTATGTCTTGTTCCCGATAGTACTGCTGCTGGTTGCGCGGTCTAAAGGCCGGCTATTTGCCATTGCGACAGTGACTTTGGTCGTCCAGTTAATCTTCGTGAACTACGTCCTAGCCGGCCTGAACAGCACAGGTGAAGGATGGGTGCGATATACCCAACCAGTATCCTTCGCTGGCTATTTCGTGATGGGCATGTTTTTTGCGGAGCTTTATAGAGCAAGACCATACATGAAGGGTGCGCCCGTCATGCCAAAGCTAGCATTCTACTGCCTTATCCCGTTCATTGTGATCCCGGCTTCCGAGCCACTGGATCTCCTACAAGGATGGCGAGGCCTTATTCTGGCGGCATCAACAATTGGCCTCGTCGGCGCCGCGGCATTTATAGAAGAGCCAACAGGTCGCTTGCGCCAAGTTGCAAAGAGATTAGGAGACCTCTCCTATTCGATCTACCTGCTTCACCCGCTCGCGTTTGTATTCATTCGAGATCACGGCGTCCCAACATCATCACTCAGAATCATTGCGACGCTCGTTTTGACTATTGTTGCTGCCCATCTTACCCATAAGTACATAGAGGTCCCAGCTCGCGAGCTGGGACCTCTATGTACTTATGGGTAAGATGGGCAGCAACAATAGTCAAAACGAGCGTCGCAATGATTCTGAGTGATGATGTTGGGACGCCGTGATCTCGAATGAATACAAACGCGAGCGGGTGAAGCAGGTAGATCGAATAGGAGAGGTCTCCTAATCTCTTTGCAACTTGGCGCAAGCGACCTGTTGGCTCTTCTATAAATGCCGCGGCGCCGACGAGGCCAATTGTTGATGCCGCCAGAATAAGGCCTCGCCATCCTTGTAGGAGATCCAGTGGCTCGGAAGCCGGGATCACAATGAACGGGATAAGGCAGTAGAATGCTAGCTTTGGCATGACGGGCGCACCCTTCATGTATGGTCTTGCTCTATAAAGCTCCGCAAAAAACATGCCCATCACGAAATAGCCAGCGAAGGATACTGGTTGGGTATATCGCACCCATCCTTCACCTGTGCTGTTCAGGCCGGCTAGGACGTAGTTCACGAAGATTAACTGGACGACCAAAGTCACTGTCGCAATGGCAAATAGCCGGCCTTTAGACCGCGCAACCAGCAGCAGTACTATCGGGAACAAGACATAAAATACGATCTCCACGCCAATGGACCAGCCTCCAACAAGGACGGATGTCTCGCCAGGGTTCAAGAAACCCAGAGTTAATGAGAAGTTGGCCGCCAACAGGACAGGCCACCGGTCAGGGAGACCGTTCTGAAGCAAGTAGAGCGCGAGCGCTGTGTAAAACAATGGAGCTATACGGGCGTAACGTCGGATTGCGAACACTTGCAGCTGGGAAAAATCTACGAGTTTGTCTCGGTAGGCTATGTGCAGGGAGAAGCCGCTGATAACGAAAAAACCGTAGACCGCGTAAAAACCAATACGCTCGATGTCGGCGATGCTTTCCCAATAAAGCAGGTGGTAGATCATCACTGCGCAGGCCATCAGCCCTCGTGCAAAGTCGACGGTAGTTACGCGGCTTTCAACCTTCATCTTGGCTCCGAATGACGTTGATTCAACTGAGCCATTAGCAAATAGCCTATTGCCTCGCCATAGGCGTGACATCTCTCGCACAACATCGGAGACTTTTTCATGGGCAGCCTGACAGCTCAGCAAATTCGCGCGGCCGCGAAAACCCGCGTGAACGAGAGCAACCTCAATTCCGTTCTCGTGGCGCTTGACCGCTACGGCGACATGTTCGGCCTAGACCGCCTTCACCGGGTCGTTCAGTTTATGGCGCAGCTGATGCATGAAAGTGGAGACTTCCGTTTCGATCGCGAGATCTGGGGTCCGACGCCGGCGCAGAAGCGTTACGACACTCGCACCGATCTCGGCAATACCCTGGCCGCTGATGGCGATGGCAAGAAATACATGGGCCGCTCCGGCATCCAGATCACCGGTAAGGCGAACTATATCGAGTTCCACGAGTGGTGCGAGGAAAAGGGACTTAACCCGCCCGACTTCGTCACCAATCCGGATCTTCTCAACACTGATCCGTGGGAAGGTCTCGCGCCAATCTGGTACTGGGACGATCGTCACCTGAACCGCTATGCCGACCAGGGCGATATCGAGACGATCACCACGAAGATCAACGGCGGCAAGAACGGTTTTGCCGACCGCATCGACCATCTCGTGCGCCTGTCGCTGGTAGCGCTCGGCCACGCGCCTGGTGCCCTGAAGCAGTTTCAGGCGTCGAAAGGTTTGGTTGCCGATGGTGATCCGGGACCGAAAACGCGCGCGGCGCTGCATCAGGCGCTGCTTGATGCTGAAGGGCTCGGCAAGGCGGCCGGCTTCGTTTCCGCTCCTGTCGTCGAAGAAAAGGCCGTGGTGCCTGTCGCCGTCGAGGGTGAGGTGAAGAAGAAATTCAGCCTGCTTGGCTGGGCGGGCAGTGCCTTCGGCGGCGGTGGCGGTTTAGGTATCGCGGCACTGACCGGCTTCGACTACCGGGCACTGATCGTGATCATCGCCGCAATCCTCGTCGTGGCGATCGGCGGCCTGGTGGCGCGTCATTACATTATTGCCGCAATCCGCGACATCCGCCAGGCTG